GGGATAGCCAGCGTTCACCGCTGCCTGTTTTAACGTCTGCTTTCCCTCCCCGTCGACCAGCTCCTGAACAAAGCGCCACTGTTGAGGGGTCATGGCCTTGTTCTGGTTTTCCAGCGTGCCCACGTTAGTCTGCAGGCGCTCCTCCAGCTTTCGCTTTTTACTGTCCGGCTCAACCGGGCTTTTGTTAAAAAGCTCGGCCATTCGTTTTGATCGTGAAGTCATTGCACTCTCCTGCAAATCCATTGGCCAAGCTGCTCGGCCCTGACTGAAAATTTCCTACCAGAATGTTTCCTACAAAAAGTATTCACTGCATTCCTGACTTTTGAGGCGCTGAGGCTCCCTGTAACGATAAAATAATCGTTAATCAGCATTGCAGTAAAGGGATACCGGGATCGTCCCGCCACGGTTTTCGAGACGCCGTGACAGCGCGGTTTGATCCGGTTACACCACGTTACACCACTTTTCTCCATTTTTCCCCATTTTTATCATTGTTTTCTACGCACCTACTTTTAGCTACAGGGCTTAATCGCACTTCTCTTATAGGGTGTTTCACAGTTTTTTTTTTATTTTTCAATAAATTAAAAGCAGAGATACGTCTCGTATCGTTTTGTTAAAACGGTTACAAAGTTACACCCATACAAATCTCCATGTATACTTTGGTGTACCCTTGTTTCGTGAACCAAAACAATGACTTACATTAAAAGTTACACCAGTTACGGTATTCTTTTCCAAAATAAATAAATTCCTTTTTTTTCCATATAACACCCTTATAGAAAAACTTTGGTGTAACCTAGTGTAACCGTACCATTTTTATACATTCCTAACTACTTTTGTCTACATCTGGAAATTCCATTTGGATTTGGGGAGGTTGTGCTAAATACTCCCAGTTAATTTTCCTGTCTCCTTTGGTAAAAAATAAAACAGGTTCCGCATCTGCCCCATTCTTCTTTCGAGAAGTAATCTCGTAGCCGATCACACCCTGCATTGAACATCCCCCCAAAGAAGTTAAGCAGTATTCAATGAGGGGCTGGCAAATACGGTTGTAGGTGTGGTTGGCATAACAGTCACTGATGTTAAGTGCCAAGACCCCTTTTTCCTCCAAGGCTTCCCATGCAAAAGAAACCATTGGGAACAGGAAGCCAGAGAGCCAGTCATCAAATACTTTATATTTTTTGTGGGATTGAGCCTCTCCTTGATACTTTTCAAGCTTATAGTAAGGAGGCGACGTAAAAATAAAATCAAAATAATTGTGAGCAGGGCAATCTACTTCACTGCCTTTATACTCAAAAGCTAATCTTGTTTTCGTGGGCAATGACTGCTGCTGTAATGCGTAGCCTGTAAAAACAAGGGGATTAACATCACGGCAGAAGTAAAATTCACAATCGTTGCTCATTGCTCCTAGCAATCGGTCGCCCCATCCCCCACAAGGATCATAAATTTTTCTGGCTTGAAACAAGGTATAAAGGCATTTAGCAGCGGAAGGGCGAAACTGTGACGGGACATATCCCCGCATGGTCAAGGCACTTTTATGGCTTTGTGCATAGTAAATTGAGGACTCGATGGATTTTCTTAGCTTTTTATCGTACCAACTGCGGACGGGTGAGGGCGAGTTCAAGCTGTCACAAGCCATCCTAGCTTGCCAGTGATAGTAATTCGAGGCCTTGTTTCCCGTGGTGCTTCTTCCAATAACATAAGGGCACGAAAAGGACTCGTCAAAAACAGAACGACTTTTCCATTCTTTTCGTTTAAGTAAAGAAGCGGCATCAATCCCACGCAAGCTGTTGTATTCTGTCATAGCCTCTTTTTCTGTAGGGCGATTTAACGGAAATATAGGAGGCTCAAACACCCGGTCACTTCCTCTTTCTTTTAAGATAGCCTTTTTTCCTGAGCCGTGTGTATTGTTTCTTCCTTTCCGCTGCCAGAGTCTTTTTGCTTTGGCCATAATACTCCACTGCAAGGTCTTCCTGTACGAGCAGGACATTGACGGAAGTGGTCCCCTCTTTGGAACTGGGCCAGATTTTGGCGAGGTAGCGGCCAAACTTTCCTTTCTCCACGGTCCAGATCGGATAGGATTCCCCGATGATCAGCAGTTCCTCGACACGGGCCTTGGCCAGATTGCCTGCCTCCTTTTCGACTGGATCACGAGTCCTGACCTCCGGCGTGTCGATGCCGTAGAGCCTGAGCCTCTGGTTCGCCAAGAACACCGAGAATCCGAGGTCGATGTCCACGTCGACGGTGTCGCCATCGACGACTCGAACTATCTTGGCTGAGTATCGGAATTGGACGTGCATAGGTTTCTCCCTCTTTCTTCAAACACATCGATGGTCATTCCTCAGTCTCCTGTGACGGCTTCACCGAGCCTATCCCTATGCACTCCCCTTCACACAGGATTTCCCATTCGATGGAGGGTTCCACCTTGTGCAGGTTGAGGTAGTGGGGTTTCAGGCTTTCTACATAATCGGCTATTTTCTGGTTGATTTCCTCGGCGTTTTTGCCGTCGAGGATAACGCGGTATATGCGGGGGCCGACGTCGCCGGAGGGTGTGGTGAGTTTAACGAGGGCGGAGGCTGTGATGGCTCCTTTGCCTTCGTGGCTGAATAGTTTTTTCATTCTTCCTCCTTACGGCAGTTTTTTCGGCTTTAGGTAGCCGTCGCGCTTGGTCAGAATGTAATCCTTGTGGACCGTTCCGTACTTCTCGTCGCCTCGGCTGTGCTCCGTGATCCAGATGCGTTCGCCCATTCCTTTCTCCTGTATATTAAGCTCAATCCCCTGAGTTGCAGGGATATTCAAAGTTGTTGGATTCCTCGTTGGACTGAATCAGCACCGCGCCATTGGACTCGTGGAACTTCTGCGCCATCTCGGTCTTTGGCGACATGGTAATGATCTTGCCTGCGTCTTTGAATTTGTGCAGCAGCGCGTTGATCATGAGGGTGCCACAGCCTTTCTTGTTGGACCAGAGCGAATACGGCACGATAATGTTGCCTCCCTCGGCAGCTCCGGCCAAGGCGCAGCCGGAGCCGGAGCCAGCGTGTGCGATCTCCATGAGATCGTCCTCGGTTTCGGGTATGAACCAAGCGTGGGCAATACAGGCAACAGCGTTTGTCGCAGTGCCAAAGCCCTGTTTCTCGACCAAGGCATACACCTCGAACGGCATCTCGAAACGTCTCTTGGGGTCGCCCAGAAGCTCCACGGGCCTTATCGGGTCCTGCTCGATTGTTTTTAGAAAATCAAGATTGCATTTCAGCAGCACCGGCCTTCTCCTCGGTCTTTTTAGGGGGATAGCACACGTCAACGACGGAAAGGCGAGCGTCCTGCACCAGCCGGACCAGAGACTGGAGCGTCTCCTTGGGATCATTCAGGACGTCTTCCATCGCAATGGCGATCCTCGCGCCGTCCAGCGGCTTCATCGTCTCGATATGAGCCAGTGCTCCTTGGCGCATGTTCCTGCTATGCTCAGTAAAAGCTTCAATAATTTTATCTGTCATTCTTTCCTCCAGATGCGTAAGCCGTCGTTCTCACGACGGGCAATGAATTTCCAGCCACGTCGGCCACCCATGGCCATCGCCGCCTTGTAGGCTTTCCCGTTGGTGCTTTGTGCGGGAAAAAACACACTCTGCCCAATCCCCATGTTGGCAAAGGGGTACTTAGTAGCACGCCTGCTTGCTGGGATTGGTACTTGATCGTCAACATAAACACACATGTCTTCTTTCTCCTCGGTAAAATCTAGTATTTCTTTCCTGTAATGCTCGTCGTCGTCGTCCTCATCTGCAGGCCGTTCTGGACGAGAGGGGACGCCATAGTCCTCGTCCCCCACTCGCAACGGATTATCTGGCAGCGTTCGCCAGTCGCTGTATCTACCCATCGCTTTGGCAGAAGTCGCGCTCTGCAGCAAAAATGCTTTCAAATAGCGCGAGTTTCCTTTTCAGCTTTTCAATCTTTTGTTGCCTGACGTGGATTCGACTATTGAGCGATGCCATCTCGTTGTACTCTTTCTGCAACTGGCTTTTGACGAATACGTTTCTATTTTTCAATTTTTCTGTTGTCATGCTGTTCTCCTTTTCTCATTTCTATAAAATGGCAGCAGCCAGCAGAAACGCAATATCGGTTTTTGCCGATGCTGTAAACGAAAGCGCCATCTTCCTCCCTGACTGCATCAGAGACGAAAACCTCGGCGGAAAGAGTAACCAAGGCACTACCCTTCTCTCGAAGGACCTTGACGCCAGCAGGAATATGAAGATTGTATCTTTGCATATCTTTCTCCTGTATTGGTGAGGGGTTCATTACTCTTTCAGTAAGATTAGACCACAGCTAATATCTATTTACCACTACTTTTTACTACTTTTAACCACTGATTAGGACTGTTTCCACTATAAAAACCTCGAATCGCTTTGGGTGGGCGTAGTGTATTCCTTAGTGTATAGGCCAAGGCATTCGTAGACTTTTTCGTGCAAGCCAATTATCTCCTGCCTGATCGAATAAACCTCGGCACTTATATCTTCCTCTGAGGCGGCTAGGTGCTCCGATTCGAGTAAGGATAAGCTGGTATCAGCATTGTGCAGAAGATTCCAAACTTTCTTGAGTAAATCCATTCCTTCGTTTGTCATTTTTCCCCCTTATCTGGTGAGGCAGCGCGGTCAAGAATGGAGGCTTTTGAAGGGCGCTTGAAGAACCCAAACTTTGGGTCATCGTCGGAAGGCGTCAGGGTCGCGGTGAAGGTTACGGTGTCACCTTTGCACACCCCGTCATCCCCGGCATCCTTGAGGGGGCAGATGCTACTGGCGGCTGTCCCCCAGACCTTGAAACCCCTGTCATCTTTGACAAGAATCTTGGTGCAGACATCGCCCATGTTGTAGCCAAAACTGCGCTCCACTGCGCGGGTGCTGATAACCACCCCAGTGATGACGTGTCGGCCGGAAGGAACTGGCTCCGCAAGAGCAGCCTCTTCAGCTCGCTTGGCTTCCCATTCCGCTTGGCGCTTA